TCATGGAATATGTGATGCGGATAGGGCTGCAAGATCGACAGGGCTTTGATCTGGCCTGCCTCAATGCGATCCGTCAGCCCGCGCGCAATCTCATCTGGTGTGTCAGTCATCATCGTGCTCCGTTTCTGGGCTGTCATGGCTTGGGGGCCGGCAAGTTGTCGAACGCCTTTTCCAGTTCGACAAAAGCACTGTCCATCTGCTTGAACGCTGCGTCAAAGTGCTTCTTGGCTGCGGGCGGAATGTTTGTGTATTCAACCGCGACACGTTCCGAGAAATACTCTTTCCTGAACATGTGAATGGCATACCGAAGCCGCGTAAATAGCCCCATCACTCCCTCCCCCTGACAGCCATCCGCGCGTGTTTTTTGGTCATGCTGGGAAAACCAGCTTATCGCGCAGCATCATCGCGTCCCACCAAGCATTGTGTTGGACAACACCAACAAGATCGGTCGGGTAGCAATCAATGTTGTGCACCTCAAACTGCATGAATGGGTAATCGGTTGACGCCCAATTCCCATCCGACCCCGTCGAAATCGCGGTGCAAAAACGGCCAATATCAACCGGACTATCAGCGATGATTACCGGCTGGTTGTCATCGCCAATGAAGGAGCGGATGGACGGCCCGACTTCATTCAAAGGAATCCACTCGCTCATCTGTGCGCGATGCTTATCGAGCAAAGGAACAACATTCTCTCTCACCCAAGGATCGCGAGCCTCTTGGTCGGTCTTGATATGAATGCTGCGTCCATGATCTTGGACTATGGCAATGCTCAAAAGTGGCCCGCCATGTCCGTCAAATTCGCAGTCAATATAATATCGGCTCATGCTTTTTCTCCTGTGATGATTTCCCCCGCCATCCCGCAAACAAAGGCGCTTCGTTCGTGTTTTTCACATGCCTTTCCGGGGGACGCCGAAACGCCCCCCTTCTGGTGGAGAAAATCATAAACCATCAACCGCGTCCGCCATTATATCGCCGCGCCGTCCGGTATGAGACGCCAACATGCCATGCCGCGCGCTTCAATGGCTCGCCCTGTGCAAGAAGCGCCTGCAGCGCTGTCAGGCGTTCGACGCGGGCTTTCTGCTGGGTAGTCATTTCGCCCGCTTCTCCGCGCCCGCGATGGCACCTGCAACGACCGGCAACAGTTCATCGGGCATCGCGTCAATGTCGGGGCCATATTGGTCCTTGAGCGCTGCCAGTTCGGCCTTGGTTGTGACGTTTCCAGCCGCTGCAATGATCTCGTCGGCTTTGGCTTGGCGGGGGTCTGGCGCGTCGAAGAGGTTTTCGCCCGTGTCTTCATCGGCGCGCTTTTCCTCGAACGGGTCTTCTGACGGCTGAACACTGGCCAAAGCCGCTTCAACCTCGGTGGCAAGTTCGGGCCGGTTCTTTGCCAGCCATTCGCGTTGTTTCACAACGGCGGGTTCGGCTGTCACGTCTTCGCCCGCCTTTATGCGATCGATCAGGGCCTTGACGCCATCCGCGACCTTGTCGGCCTGGGCCACGAGGGGCAGAATTTTCATGCCGACCTTCTTGCCCTTCGACTTATTCACGACGACGATTGTTTCCGTGTCGATGTTCGTCATGTGGCTGATGCGAATGCCGCCGACCTCAAGCCCGCCGAACGTCACCTTGTCATCGCGGTAGATCGTCATCGACCGGCCAACATATTCGTTGGCATAGCGGCCCCAGACGCCAAGCAGGACGCGGCGGATCGTCTTGCAGGGCTTGAATGGTTTACCGTTGTCGCCCTCGTAATAGATCGAGATCGGCTGGTCGCCGTCCTGACCTGTCACCTTCGTGATTGTGATTGTGCGCGGCCCGGCAAGCAGGTCGTCACTATTCAGCTGGTCGCTTTTCGCTTCCGTGAATTGCGCCATGTCTACCATGTCGTTCATATGATGATCTCCATATCCGAGCGCCGTTCGGTCTCTATGACCTTGCGCATGTTGACGAGGGTTGAGCGGTAGGACTGTTCCATTTCCGCCAGCTTGACTTCGAACGCGGTTGCAGCCGCAACGATTGCGTCCTGAATTTCTGGATCCGGCTCGACGCGCTTGACGAACATCGGCAGGCCGCCGCAGTAGCTGATAAAGTCGATCCATTTGCGACCGCTCACAAGCAGGCCGGTTTGAAGCTGGATCATGTATTCATCTGGCACCGCGTCTTCCGCGATCGTCTGCACCTGATACTTGCCGCAGCGTGACTTGATCTCGACAAGCCCGTCCGCGCCAATGCAGCCATCGGGGGAATAGCCAAGCGTAAAGCCCCATTGGGCGTTCGTGATGAAACCAACCTCAGCGACCGGCTCAAAATGCTCTGAATAGGCGGCCCGTGCGTAAATCTCGTCTTCCTGGCCGCGCAACATGGCATCGGACACATATTGCGGTTCGACGTAGCCCGTCATGCGCTGAAACAGCAGTTCGAACACATGGGCGCGGGTCTTGTCATTGTTCGCCATCTTGAGCGTCGGCGTGAGGATCAGCTTCATTTCGGAAGCCGTGAGCATCCCGCAACGGGTGGCCATCCACTCATCGCTGCCCTGGATCAGATTGGGGTGATAGGTGACTGTCATCACAACACCAACGCAATCGCGCCAATAATGACAACCACGCTTGCAAGCAGGAATTGGCCTGTGGTGAGCCGGTAAGTGCCGGACTCGCTTTCGTCCCAGTATTCATATTGCTCTGTCGCAGGCGTAGGCGCTTCAAGGTCTGCGAGGCGGTTGCGTTGTGCGTCGAAGCGGTCTGTCTTGATTACGGTCATGCTGTGGCCTCCGCTGCTTCCGCCATCTTGCGGTTAAACTCGAACGCGGCGTTCAGCTTTTCGTGGCCCGCAATTTGCGAATGCGGCACAAAAGACATGCGATAGCCGTCTGGATAGTGCTCCTTGAACGTTTCGTGACGGTCAGGGCGCGAACCTTCGAGGCACCCTAAATCGGCGGGCATGTAACCTTCCGACGAGCAGCCATGAGACCCCAAGAACGTGCCATCTTCGGCAATCAAAACGGCGTGATAAAGACCTCCGCCGCCGCCGCCATTGTTGAAGCCGTAAATCGTCGGCAGTTCATCAACGGGCCGATTGCTCGGGTTGAATATGGCGAGCGGACGTCCAGCCCACTGTAAAAGGTGTTGGGCTTCGTAAAGTCGTGCTGCTGCTTCTGTCGTCACTTCCTGTCTCCCGAATAAAGTTGCACTGCACAATAAATGGCCGTCGCTAGGCTGGTGATGATGAGGAGGAGGCCGATCATGCTGCCACCTGCACAATGCCGCGCGAGGTCAGCACAATGTCACCGGGGCGCTTGTGCGTTACCGAAACGCCAGAGCGACCAACGGGAACCTGATTGCGCCTTGCTTCCTCTGCCAGTGCTTGGCGGACGGCGCGCAATGCGGCCTCAAGATCGGCTTCCTGCTTCAACAGGCGTTCGCGGCGTGTCATGCTGGCACCTTGGCGCGCTTGGGCAATTTGACACCGGACAGGGCGCAGTATTCCTCAGCCCATTCCAATGCCTTTTGCAGCGCAAAACCACCGCCACTGTCATCACCGGGCTTGTCGCCCTTGTTTATCATCAAAAACCATTGCTCGGCGGGGCGGCTGGAATCCTGTTCCAGCGTGTCGGCGGAAACATGCCTGACGTTGGCAATTGTGCCGACGAGACAGGCGCACTCTCCCGAATATGTCGAGCCATCAATCCTGCCTTCGCGCATGGCTGTTATAAGGCCGGGAATTTCCTTGCGCGCCGTTGTCAAGATAGCCCAAAAATCGGCCTTGACGGATCGCAGGTCGGCATCGCTCAGGTCGGCATAGCGCAGGTCGGCACCGCGCAGGTTGGCACTGCTCAGGTCGGCACCGCGCAGGTCGGCATAGCGCAGGTCGGCACTGCTCAGGTCGGCATAGCGCAGGTCGGCACCGCTCAGGTTGGCATCGCTCAGGTCGGCATAGCGCAGGTCGGCATCGCTCAGGTCGGCATAGCGCAGGTCGGCACCGCGCAGGTTGGCACTGCTCAGGTCGGCACCGCGCAGGTTGGCATCGCGCAGGTCGGCACCGCGCAGGTTGGCATCGTTTTGCCTCGCCCACCTGACTGCCAAGCCGATCCGAACGCCAATCGTGGCATCCGGCGCGCATTTTATGTCCGCCGTGAATTGCACCGCATTTGTCCAGCGGTTGCGAATTTCCTGTTTGATAGTTGTCATCAGTATGGTTCCCTGAGTTGCTGGTAGCGATAGTCAGCGGCATCATCGGCGCGGGCCATCAGTTCGTCCTGAGCCTCGCCAAGTAGCCAATCCAATGCGTCTTCTTCCTCGGCGTCCGTCAGTTCGAACGGTCCATTAACCTGATCGCATTCGACCCGATCAATCTCTACAAAGGCATATTCTTCCGGCTCGCCACCGGACGCATAGGAAGGACCGCGCGCTGGCTGATAAGGGTGATAGGTGTAGTGAATTTCCAGTTCGTAGCTGACTGGTTCACGCTCTAAGGTGTAGAGGCTGCACAGTTTCACGCTCATCAGTCTGGCTCCTTCGCCCATAGTTTGAGCCGAGCCAAAGCCCGCTCCTGCCGGTTTTTGATATGCCTGGTCGCTGCGTCGATCCGCTGCCGTGCGTCCCTTGGCTCAACAAGGCCGACCTCGATGAATTGGTTGTGTTGCTTGCGCATGTTGCTCATGATGCGGCTCCGGTGGCTTTGGTGATGGCTTCGCGGGCGGCGTTGATTTTGGAGGAAACGAATTCCCATTGCGGGGTTCCGCTTGCATTGCTTTCGGCTGTCCCAAGAATACCGTTGAGTCCATGCAGAGCCTCAAGCAAATCAGGCGCGGCGGCGATCAGGCGGACATTCGCAGCCACATTCGGAAGCCGCTCGCCATATTCATCCTCACAGACGCAAATCACGTCATAGGTATATGAAGGGCCATCGTGCAGAATTTCGCCGTCAATGTTGCCAATGATCGTGACGAACCCGTCAGTCGTGTAATCGTCGCGCGACTGCCACGGGCCGCTTGTGTGCCGCGCGCTCATGCCGCCCTCGCAAAGCCAAAGAGCATATCAATCGCGTCATCAATCGACGGCGCTTTCTCGTCAGCCGCGTCCAGTTCATGGTCGCTGTATTCTGGCAGGTGGTTTGCATACTCGGTGCGCGCTTCGTCGCGGCAGCCTTCAAGTTCGCAGATGATGTCGCTCCACATGTCATCCGGTGCGCTGCGCAGGCTATCAAGCAGGTTCGCGGCTTCCGGCTCGCGGTGCCAGTTCAGATAGGCGTGTTCAGCTTCGGCTGCATCGCGTTCGGATATGGGGTAGGAGTAGGGGGCTGACATGGTGTGCTCTCACGTTGTTTCGATGATTGCTTATTGCGCGCCGCGCAAAGCACGTCAACCCCCCTATGAAAATAAATTTGCAGGCCGCGCAAAATAAATTCAGCGATGCCCTATTGACGACGTTTGCGCTTTATGCAATCTAGGTGCCATGAAACTATCAGACTATATCAAGCTGGAAGGAAACTCGGCAACGGCGCTCGCTGAAAAGGCTGGCGTAGCGGTTTCGTCCATAACCAGGGCCGCTAAGGGTGACATTTACCCGTCAGCCGATCTCATGCGCCTTATCATTGAGCACACGGACGGACATGTTAGGCCAGATGATTTTTTTGATCTGCCGGAACGGTCTGCCGCATGATTTCCCCCATTACGGCTGGGGGAGCCGCCAGCCTCATGGGTTCCCTCCCGGCTGGCGGCAAATTTAATAACATCTTTGGCGGGGGAGCCGCAGCATGAAGCCATCGCGGAACACGAATGACGCCTACGCCGCATTTCTTGCGCAGAAGGCCATTGATGACCCCATGACGGGGCTTTCAGACGTTCCCGATCTGCCCGAATGCCTGTTCCCATTCCAACATGATATTGTGACTTGGGCGCTTCGTAGAGGCCGCGCCGCGCTATTTGCTGGCACTGGTTTGGGCAAGAGCCTCATGGAATTATCATGGGCGCAGGCTGTCCATCAATCGACCGGCAAGGATATTCTGCACCTTGCCCCGCTGGCAGTCTCAAATCAGATGGCGCGCGAAGCTGACAAGTTCGGCATCGCTGCGAAAGTCGTTTCGACGCAATCTGAATGCGGGCCAGGAACGAACATAACCAATTATCAAAAGCTGGATCACTTCGATCTGTCGCGCTTTGGCGGCGTCATCCTTGACGAAAGCAGCATTCTCAAATCGACGAACGGGCATTACCGGACGGCACTGATTGAGGCTTGTCAGTCAATCCCGTTTCGCTTGGCTGCAACAGCCACGCCAGCCCCTAATGACTTCATGGAATTGGGCAATCATGCCGAGTTCCTTGGCGTGATGAAATATACAGACATGCTCGCCACGTTCTTTGTGCATGATGGCGGATCAACCCAAGACTGGCGATTGAAGGGCCATGCTGAGAATGAGTTCTGGAGATGGATGGCGACTTGGGCTGTCATGCTCCGCAAGCCCTCCGATCTGGGCTATGCCAATGACGGTTATGACCTGCCGCCGCTGGTCTATCATCAACACACAGTCGATGTTGAATATGCGCCGTCGATGGAAACGGGCTTTCTGTTTCCAATTCAGGCCGCGACACTTGCCGAACGCATATCAGCGCGGCGCGATACGGTTGAACAGCGCGTTGCCGAGGCTGTTGCGCAGACGCCATCTGATCGCCCGTTCGTATGGTGGTGCAATCTCAATTCGGAAAGCGAAGCATTGGCGAAGGCCATTCCTGACGCTGTTGAGGTTCGCGGGTCTGATGATGACAAGGCCAAAGAGCGCAAGCTGATTGCTTTTAGTGAGGGTGACATTCGCGTCCTTGTAACCAAGCCGTCGATCTGCGGCTTCGGGATGAATTGGCAACATTGCGCCGATACGGGCTTTGTTGGGCTGAATGACAGCTTCGAACAATTTTATCAGGCTATTCGACGGTTCTGGCGTTTTGGGCAAACCAAGCCAGTTAACTGCCACATCATCGCAGCGGAAACTGAAGGTGCGACCGTTTCCAATATCCGGCGCAAGGAGGCTGATGCCGACCGCATGGCCGCAGCGATGGTCATGCACATGGCTGACTTATCATCGAAACTCGTGCGCGGCCAAGTGCGCGACGTGCCGACATATAATCCACAGCAACCAATCAAACTTCCTTCCTTTCTGGAGATGGCAGCATGACTTTCAAATGCGTCGATCAGGCTCACGGTGACAACTTCGCAATCTATCAGGGTGACTCGTGCGAAATCATCCGCGAGATACCAGGCGATAGCATCCACTTTGGCATTCATTCTCCGCCGTTCGAGGGGCTTTACAAGTTCAGCAACTACGACCGCGACATATCGAACAACGAGGGCG